CAGTCATTTCATATGAACCTGTGATTTTAGCCGAAGATGCTACAGGCATTTGTGCTGTAAATAATGAATTACAAACACCATACTTTTTAACATTTTCTTTTAAAACATCCCAAGGCCATCTTCCTGATAAATCATCTTCATTTAATCCCCACATATCAAATTGGAATACTCCTTGATTCATCGGTGAACCTTTAAAGTAAGCGTATGGTTCATAATCACCTTCCATACACAATCTATTACTTTCAGTGATTGCTGCGAAATAAATTGTTTCAAAGATTTCTTTATTTAACTTACGAGCTTCTTCCGATGTGAAGATATAATCCATCAAATAGAATACGTCTGCAAGTCCCTGAGTTCCAATAGCAATTGCTCTTTGTTCTAGTCCACCTTTACGTCCTTTCTCAGTTGAGTAGTTGTTAATATTAACAACTTTGTTCAATGCTCTAACAACCTTACGTGTTTCATCATATAACCCTTTAAAATCAAACTCACCATCTTTTACGTAGTTCTTCAACACCATAGATGACAGAGTACAAATTGCGGTAGTCTTTTCATCTGTGTATTGGTAGATTTCGTTACAAAGGTTTGATTGTTTGATAACACCAATGTTCTGATGGTTTGTCTTTTTGTTAGCACTATCTTTAGAACATAGATATGGAACACCTGTTTCAACTTGTGATTCAATAATCTTATTCCAAATTTCTTGAGCCTTAACTTTTTTACCAAGACCCATGTTTACCGCTAACTGATAATTTTCTTCATATTCAGTACCATAACTTTCTTGTAATGGTTTAATACCCGCCTTTACAATATCATTAGGACAGAACAAATACCAATCTTCGTTGTTTTTAACCGCTCTCATAAAGTTGTCAGGAATCCAAAGTGAAGTGAACAAATCACGAGCTCTCAACTCTTCAGCACCTGTGTTCTTTTTAATATCTAATAAATCCATGATATCTTTATGCCAAGGTTCCAAGTAGATTGCCGCAGAACCAGGTCTACGTCCTTGTTGGTTAAAGAAACGAAGTGACTCGTTAACAATCTTCAAATACTTTAGAAGTCCACCAGCATATCCACCTGAAGACGTGATACGACTTTCCTTACTGCGAATGTTTGACATTGATAGTCCGATACCCGCAGCGTCAGATGAGTAAGTAGAGATATCTCTCATAGTGTTTAACAACCCTTCTCTTGAGTCTGAATCGTTGTAATGTAATACACAAGAAGCAAGTTGTGGGACTTTAGTACCAGCATTAATCATGATAGGTGTTGCCGGTGAAATTCTTTGAGTTGATAAAGCCTGATAATATTCAATAGCTTCTTCAAATGTATCAGTTACCCAAAGAGCAACTCTCATATACATGTGTTGTGGACGCTCAACTACTTTACCTTCTGATAATTTCAAAAGATACATTTCCGAAAGTGACCTCCAAGCAAAGTAATCAAAGTTATAATCGTTATCATGATTAATAGCCTCATCAATTTTAGAAGAACCATAAGTCTTTATAGTCTCCATTAATTTGTCATTAATGATACCTTCACTATGTAACAAACTCATTGTGTTTGAAAAACTTGGGTCAGTTTCTTTGTGATAAGATGAAATAGCAACTGACGAAGCCAATCTTGAGTAATCGTGATGACTACCTGTAAATGCCGCGGCGATTTCATAGATTAATTTATCTAATTCTTTTGTAGTAATAATACCTTCAGTTGGTACTGAAGTGATAACCTTAATAAAGATTTCATCGGAGTTGACACTCAACCCCTTTGAAGCTCTTTTAATACGGTTATAAATTTTCTGTGGATTAAATGACGCATCATCTCCACCTCTCTTTTTAATTTTAAGTGACATCATAGTTCTATAAAAATAATAAATTAGAAATCGTCTGTAAAGGACAAGGTTTCATTTAACTTCGCTTTTTGGTACTCAACAGTTCTTGACTCAAAGAAATTACCCTTTGTTTCAACTGCAATTTGTTCCATGAATTTAAATGGTTGTTCAACGTTAAATTGTTTCTTACAACCAAACTTAACTAATAATCCATCAACAACAAACTCAAGATATTGTTTCATTAAGTTTTGGTTCATACCAATCAAAGAAACTGGCAAAGATTCAGTGATAAATTCTTTCTCAATCTCAAGAGCTGAAAGTAGAATTTCTTTAATTCTCTTTTCACTTGGTTTGTTTTCAATGTGATTGTTTAATAAATGAATTGCAAAGTCACAGTGTAAGTTTTCGTCTTTGAAAATCAAAGCGTTAGCATTACATAGACCTTGCATTATACCTCTTGATTTTAACCAAAAAATAGAACAGAATGACCCTGAAAAGAAGATACCTTCAACTGCTGCAAACGCAACTAATCTCTCTTGAAACGATGCGTTTTCAATCCAATCTAAAGCCCATTTAGCTTTCTTTTGAACTGCGGGTAGGTTATCTAATGCTGTAAAACATTTGTTCTTCTCATCTTCGTTTGACACGTAAGTATCAATAAGAAGTGAATACATTAAACTATGGATATTCTCCATAGCCAACTGAATACCGTAGAAGAATTTTGCTTCAGGATATTGTACTTCTCTGTAGAAATTCTCAGCCAAATTTTCATTAACGATACCATCTGATGCTGCAAAAAACGACAAAATATTTTTAATAAAATATTGTTCATTTTCTGATAAATTTTCCCAATCACGGAGGTCACCGCTCAAATCAATTTCTTCTGCTGTCCAAAAGGCGGCTTGATGCATCTTGTAATATTCCCAAATATCGTTGTATTTGATTGGGAAGATGACAAATCGGTTTGGATTTTCTACTAAAATTTTTTCCATATTTTCATTCATATTGTTATAATAATTATACTGTTTGTTGTTTTCTTTTTTCCATAATTTCTTTAATCCTGTTTCTATTTCTTTCTTCTTTCTGTTCTTCAAGTCCCAAGAATGTTGTAGTACTTTCTGTATCAATTTCTAACATTTCATTGTTAAACTTACAGTTTTCAAATACCACCCCATCTTTACCAATTCTTGACTTGGTGATAGCAATAGTTGCAAGATTCAATTCTTTTTGTTGTAGTGATTTTGCTACTGTGATAATAACGTGACCTACTTGAGCTTTCTTGATAGAACCACCCATTTGGTCAGTCGTTACAACATCAGACGATATTGAGCTTCTATTACCCTGAGTCGCTGTCCAACCTGCAATATCCAATTCATGACACATTGCTTCAAATGCTCTCATAACTGAACCTTCAGATTTCCACTCATCATCCATCATTTTTTCAGGAGTAACACAGTCAATATAATCTAAAATAACTACATCAATCTTATTACCATCCGCAATCATCTTTCTAATCTGATTCTTAATCTGATTCATAGTCATGGTATCAGATGGTAATTTCTTAAGGATTAATTTGTTTTTCATCGTATTCTTGATTTCATCAAGTTTCTTAATAACGATTTCTCTATTTTCACCTAATGAATCAGGAGCAATACCTGTCCAACATGTGAAATGTTTTCTTTGAATAACTTTTGGGTTATCCTCAAAGAAAATCTGTAAAACATTAAATCCTAAATTAAAAGCATGATTGGCAATCTTTGTTGTTAACGTTGATTTACCAACACCTGTAGGTGCTAATATAACGCCAATTTCTCCTTTTGCCAAACCACCCTTCAGAAGATTATCTATACCCGGTATTCCCATAGGAATTGGATGTCTATAATCATCTGCTAAAACTTCATCTAAATTTTCAAATACTTCCCCTGTTCCTCTATCTACGTTTCCAACTTGTAAAGCTTCTCTTACCATACCTTCCAAAGTGTCATAGTTTTCAAACTCACCGTGGTCAATAATTTTTTTAGCTTTATCCATTACCTTTTGAAGTTCTTGTTGTTTACAGAACTTCAAAGCTTTCTCTTGGACAAAATGAACACCATCTTCAGTTACATTCTGTATATCAGAAATAGTATCAAGAGTTATCTTTAATAATAACTCTTGACTAATTTCACTCTTAGCTTTTTGTTGAATTGTCTCAAAACTTGGGCTGTGTTCAAACTTCATATAATACTCCTTTACCATTTGAAGGAATAATCTAAAGTATTTGTTTTCAAAATAGTTAGGTTCAATCACCTCAATAATTGAGTGTGCGAAGTCCTTATCAACTATCATTTGGTTAAGGAGTTGTAGTTGAAAAGTTTCCCCTAAATAATCAAAATTTTTGTCAGCCATATTATGTTTGTTTTTAGAATAAATATCAACGAGCTAGCTGATAACCCATGTATTCGTGTGTTAAATTTCTAGATGACAACACGTCAGTTAGACCAAAAAGGATACCTTTTAGGAACGGGCGTATATCTACGGTGTATCTTATCTTTGGTGGATAAAGTTTTGCATCAAACGAATAATGACACATTGTCGTATCTCCATTTTTAATGTAGATGTTAAACGACTCAGGTCCATCAGTGAATGATGTGTTTAAAACCTCAGGGTCTTCACTAATCTGATATTGATTGTCCAACATGTAGTTCACAGTTTTCATCTTGAAATTTTCTTTCAAATCTGAAATGAAACCATCCATCAAATCAATCAACTCAGCCGAGTTATGAGCCCTTGGGTTATACCCTTTAACGTTAAAAAAACGTTGTACGATAAAATTGTTGTTTACCGTCATCAAGAATTCCAATTTGGTAATGTCTTGTTCTTTCATAATTTAATTTATTTTTTGTTTGTTTTTGTTTTTTCTTTTCTTGTTAACTTCATAAATGGTTGGATAAAATATGTCCAAGCGTCATCCCCTTTTGGTAGGTACTTAAACAACCCATCTTCAACCATATACTTAATTAAATTCTTATAACTTCTACCTTCAATATCTAATTTTTCAGTTACAATCAATCGTATTTCTTCTTTGTCTTCATCCCTTAATAGTGGATTAGACAAATCAACAATCTGTTCATTAACTTGGAAAAATTCTTGTTCAAAGATACCTGATTTGGTTTTACCTGTTAAAAGATTTTTTAAAGTCTGATTGTCTTTTTGTTCTTTCAATAAGTCTTCAGCCCTTGTTAAAATATCGTTATAAGAAACTTCTTTTTCAAGTATTTCAGGGAAAAACTTAACTAAAGTTTTTTCACCCAAAAGATAGATACCTTCAATGTTATCTGATTTATCACCAGTTAATATCTTCAAAGTTTTTACGTTGTAGTGTGGGAACTCAAAATCATCAAATTTAATCTTATCCCCGTGTTTAAACGTAGCTTTGACTGATGGTGAGTATATGGACACGTTTTCGGAAATAAGTTGTGTTAAGTCTCTGTCTGATGAAAAAATAAGTTTGTCTTCATTTTCAGATACTTGACAATAATAAGCAATTAAATCATCAGCTTCTCTTCCACTAATCTCTAATTGTCTAATATAGACTTCTGAACTCCAA